GATGATTCCTCTTTTCGCAAGATTCTGAAGTCCCCAAGATATGTTGTTGGCAAGTGCTAAAACCTGATCCTGTGCTGAAACCGCCATCAATGATAAAAGCATTCCCGCACTCTTGTCATCTGAATAGATTTTTTCTTTCTCGAAATAGACCGGGACTTGAGGTTCCAGCTCATTTAATAGTTTTACTGTCTCTAATACATCCAAAACATTTCTACTAAACCTTGATACGGATTTGGTAATAATCATGTCGATTTTACCTCTTCGTGCATCATTGATCATGCGATTAAAACTGTCCCTGTTGTCAGTACTGGTGCCTGATAATCCTTCGTCCACATAGATTCCTGCAAGCTCCCAGTTTGGTGTAGAAATTATTTTATAGTTATAAAATGCAAGTTGTGTCTGAAGCGAGGTCTTTTGCTCTTCCATATGAGTTGAGACCCTGCAGTATGCTGCAACTCTTAGCTTCTTATTTTCTTTTATCTGTTCGTACCTAGCCTTGATGATGTTTTGTTTTAAGTTATCAAGGTCCTTTATGTTTAAGCCGTTTTCAAGTTTTGTTACATCAGCTTTGATAATATCCGCTGTTTTACTGTAATTTATATTGTCAGATATTCTTTGAGTAACTTCCACAGGTGGACCCTCCCTTCCATTATTGGTCCTGTATGCAATAATTTTTTTCTTTGATACATCCAGATTTTCATCTGGCATATATTCAGAGTTTAAATACTTGATATTCTCATCGATGGACTTTTGATGCAGATTGAAATTTCTTTCTCTCTCCTCTTTCCTTTTTTCTACCGCTTTCATGATTTCGGGTATTTCTCCTTCACCGATTATGGTGGTTTCCTCGTCAATCCACTTAACCTTATAAACCGTTCTGGAATAAACCTCAAGTTGAAACGCCCATGCTCTTAATATTTCAATTGAAGATTTCATGATAAAGTTATCCATAGTTCTTATGGATTTTAGCCATTCCAGAGCCTTAATCCTTAACTCTCTATCTTCCTCAATTTCATTGGCTTTTTTATCAAAGGCGTCGTACTCATCTTTGATTCTCTGATGTTCTTCTTGATCTCCTTGAATTTTCGCAATCTCAAGTTGGTTAAAATATCTAAGCCTGACAAACTCAAAATATTCATTTTTGTTGGCAGCTACAATTATCGCCTCAAGCTTTTCCTTCATTTTTTTGAACTCCACTTCAATAACTTCTCCAGCTTGAAACTTATCGAACCCTATTTCATAATGGATGCCTTTACGATCTTTTCTAACATCCACTTCCAGCTTCATAAAGCGTTCAAAAAGCGCTCTTAGGATCATTCGTTGCGGATCGAACGCATATAATTTTTCTATATTGCAAAGGTCCACATCCGGTTTACTTCGAGTGCATATGAATCTATATTTTCCACCTCTAATAATGCTAGAACCGCATCTGCCACAAGCCACCCTGCCGCTCAGTGGATTCTTAACCGGTTCTGGGAAGCTTTCATGTTTAAAGCTAATCTGCTCTATTCTTTCTTGTGCTTTTTCAAACATCTCAAAAGTAATTATAGGTGGATGACTGTTTTCAATTAAGTACTGTTGCTGATTCGGGTCATCATCTTTCACCTTTCCTGTGAGCATATCTTTGCTTCTTTTCATGGTTAGTTTATTACCTGTATACTCAATTTTTCTGAGTAAGTTTCTGACGGATGCTCCGGTCCATTTTGTGCTGCCTTTTTTCGTTTTGATGCCTGCTAAATTGAGCTGTCTTGAGATTTCAGCATAAGTGACGCCATTTATAAACTCACTAAAGATCCACCGAACTATTTCAGCTTCATGCTCATTGATTTTTACCATGTATTTTGTATGTTCTGTTATAGGATCATATCCATAGATATTTCCAAAGTATGGTCTGCCACCTTTAAGATTCTTTTTATATGAAAATTTAACTAAGCTGGATAGGCTCTCGATAAACTCTTGGGCCATTGCAGCATGTGTTTCCAACATCAAAGACCGCTCGCCATTCACCACTTCCAGCCTCTCATTTTCAAAAATAATCGTAGTATTGGTCTTTTTGAATTCATCGATCACTTCTAAAATTTCCTTTGTGTTCCTCGAGAACCTAGAAATACTTTTTGTAAGGATCAAGTCTATTCGGCCTTCTTTGGCATGTCTAAGCAGTCTCTTAATTCCTGGCCGATTTTTGATGGTTGCACCAGATATTCGGTCATCTGTGTAAATCCCTATCAGCTTCCAATTAGGTTGGCTATAGATATAATTGCTGTAGTAAGTCACTTGATTTTCAAGGGATATGAAATTTGTATGTCCGCTGCTCACCCTGCAATAGGCTGCCACCCTAACTTCCTCTTTCTTTTGATAAAGTGGATTTTGCTGCAATTTATTTAGAGGCTCCCATAAGGTATGGGACCAGCCAGCTCTGTCTTTTGGATCCATTAAAAAAACTCCCTTCCTTCATAAGATTGCACTTGCTTGTATGTTTGCATTGGTGTCAAACTATTGCAAGTACTATCTTATAAGGATTAAGGAGTTTCTATTTCTATTCGATTATCTGATAATTTTTCAATCGCTTATATCCACATTTAGTGGTTCTACAGGGTCCTTTCCTCTTCTCCACCCATAGGCCATTCTTGTGACCCCACATTTAAAAATGAATTCAATCTTATAATTCTCGTGGAATATACCTCGCTCAACAATGTCTTTGAATACCTGAGCATTGAACTTTTCGAAGTTATCCAAACTTTCAAGGTGTTCTATAAGTTTCTCAAGGCTGTTCTTCATGTAGATGCTTTCGTCCTGACTTTTCATTAAACTCTCATGCTCTTGTTGATAAATCTGCGATTCGTAGATGAGATTTCTAAGCGTGGCGTCGTAAATCGGGTCCCTTGTTACGCTTTCTCGCATGGACATTTCACTGATCTGTTCTCCAATCCTGTCAATAATCTCTTCCAGTTCTTTTAGGCGATCACTTTCTTCCTTTGAAAGCCCCACATCTGCGATAGCGGCTTCACCCTCTGACTTAATTACATCAATCTCTTTAGTCATCTTTAATAGCATCTGATTGTACGCCTGTTCAACTACTTCTTCCCACATATACTTTGAGTGGCATTCGTAATCAGCTTCCATGTTTCTTGCCGCCAACCGGCACTGCCAAACCGTAAACTTATATGGCCTTCCATTCTTCTTTGATGTTAATCGTCTTCTATTTACTGGAACCCCACATTCACCACAGTAGAACATGTTTGAAAAAGGAGCCTTCCCACTATACGTTCTGCTGTATTTACCATCTGGATCATGCTTCATTTTGCTTCTTCTGTCCAGCTCTTTTTGAGCCGCATTCCAGTCCTCTTCAGAGATAATCGGCGGATGATTATTCCTTATAAAGTATTGAGGTTTGTGGTTCTTATTTCTCACTCTTTTATGTGACAGAGGATCCAGCGTCACTGACTTCTGGCAAAGAGCATTTCCCGCATGCTTTTCGTTGCGGAGCAGCTTCAGGACTGAATCACTGGTCCACTTTGTGTTTCCTCTGGCGGTCTTAACCTTGTCTTTGGTCAGTCCCTTTGCAATTTGCACTGTCCCTTTTCCGCTTAAAAACTCACGATAGATTCGCCTGATAATCTCAGCTTCTTCTTCGTTGATAACCAAATTCCCTTCCTCATCTTCATCATAGCCTAGAAAATACGTAGTCGGAATGTGTGGAATCCCTCTTGAAAAACGTTTCTGAACACCCCAGCTGACATTGGCACTAATAGTCCTGCTTTCTTCCTCCATGACCGAAGCAATAACAACAAGAATGGTCTCTGATTGAGTTTCCAAACTGTTAATATTTTCCTTATCGAAGATCACGCCGACGGGCTTATCTAAATTTTTCAGCATCCTCACATAGCTAAGGCAATCCAGCGTATTCCTTGCAAATCGGCTTATTGATTTTGTAATGATGTAGTCAAATTTCCCTTCCTTTGCATCCTTGATCATTTCATTAAACCCTGTACGGTATTTGGTGTTGGTTCCTGTAACACCTTCATCGCTGTAGACTTTGTAAAGCTCCCAGTCTTCTCTTTTTTCAATATACTCTTTAAAATATGAAACCTGAAGCTTGTAGCTGGATTGCTGCTCTTCTTCCCGAGTTGACACCCTGGCATAAGCAGCCACTTTTATTTTAGGCTTCTCTTCACCTTCTGCTAAAATTGGGGTATTCATATTTGCAGGAATCATCCTGACCCTTGGATTCATTATTGATTGATTACTGTTTCTATTTTGAGGCATTGATTAGGCCCCCTTTCAACTTTCCTACGACAGTTTCCTCCCCATCAATCCATTTAATGGTAAATAAAAAAGGTGACTCCACTGTAATGTGAATCACCCAAGCTCTCATGAAAGAGATATCCAGTATGTTTTTCATGGCCTTATCAGAGCCCTTTAGATCTTTGAGTCTATTAAGTGATGCTTCCCTGAAGGCATGATCTTTATCAAAATCCTCCCACAGCTTTGTTTTAAGAGCAATTTCATCTTCAACCACTTTACGCCTTTCCTTTAGTTCTGTTGTATCAAGGTTCTGAAGAATGGCTTTATTTTCAGCAATCAAGCACTTTTCAAGCTCAACTCTTAGTAAATTTTGCTCTCGTTCCCTTACCGACTCAGCGCTAGATAGTTCTTTCATCAATTGTTTGATTAAAAGGCCATCATTACTTCTCTGATCCATGTTATAGCGTTTTTCAAACCCTTCAATTAAAAGTCTTTCAATCTGTTCTTCGTCAATAGCACCCGTACTACAAAGCAGCTTACTCTTTTGACTAGAGTGGCATCTCCAGGACACCTTACCCCTATGATCTTTAAATCTATGAAAATTCTTTCCACATGAGGAACATACAACCCGGCTAGTAAAAGGATACTTCTTGGTTCTACCTTTCTTTGATTCAAAGGATTTAGCCTGGATGATTTCCTGAGCTTTTTCAAACTCCTCCTTAGAGATAATTCCCTCGTGATGATCTTCAATATAATACTGGGGTTTATACCCTTGATTAACAACTGATCTGTGCGTTCGATAATCCAATGTACAAGTCTTTCTGCTTAGCACATCTCCTGAATATCTCTCATTTGTAAGAAAACCTCTAATATTTGAGCTATCCCAGTCAATTTCACCAGAACGCTTCTTGTAACCTTTTCTGATGAAAAGTCTGGCAATCTCCGTCATATTCTTTCCCTTAAGAAAGAGTTCATAGGCCTCTCTTACAATCCTTGCTTCACTTTCAACGACCACCCACTCTTTGTCCTTGTTGATTTCATAGCCAAATAGTTGACCTGCAACGACTTCTCCACGTTCAAACCGCTTAGTCAAAGCCCATTCTATGTTCTCAGAAGTGCTTCGGCTTTCTTCTTCCGCGAAAGTCGCAAGAATTTTAATCAGCAGGGAGCTTGATACATCCTTGGTACTGAGCCGCTCTTTTTCAAAAATCACGTTTATTCCACGCTCTGTGAGCTGCCTTACAATATCCATGGTGTCCACTACATTTCGTGCAAATCTAGAAATGGATTTACAGATTATGATATCAATTTCACCATTCATCGCATTTCTTATCATACGGTTAAAACCGGTTCGTTTTGACATATCAGTTCCCGACTTTCCTTTGTCTGAATAAACACCAGCATATTGCCAATCTGGATTTGACCTGATGTAGTTTGTGTAGTGAATGATCTGGTTTTCTAATGACCCGAGCTGAAGCTCTTCTTCACTACTGACTCTACAGTATGAAGCCACTTTTGGTTTTGCATTTTTTCTTTTTAATCCAATTCCACTGTAATCATCAGAATGATTAACTACTGTTACAGATGATTTCATGACAGGAACTTCTTGAGTTCTAGCATAATTCATTTTGATCTTCTCCTTTCCTTTTTATCCTTTCTATCGCATCATGTTTTTTAATTGTTAAGGCGAAAGGATAAAAAAATATAATGCTCAAAACCCTCTAAATTCAAAGGCTTCAAGCTTTGTAGCGTATTACATATATCACTCAGAATTGAGTATTTATCAAGTCTTTTCTACTATATATAGGGATAAAAAAGAGAGCAAACCGAGTTAATTCAGCAGCCCTCACATTCAAATTTATAACATAACATAAGTACTCATCTTAAAACTTTTTCGAGTATAGTCGAATAAATCTTGATATTATTTATTTTTTTGGTTATACTCTATTTAAGAGGTGGTGTTATGAAAAATAGAGATCTTTATCTTAATCAGCTCATTCAGTTCAGGGATAAAAAATTAATTAAAGTAATCACCGGTTTAAGACGTTCAGGTAAATCAACCCTACTTTCTCTTTTTGAAAATCATCTGATCTCCAGCGGTGTTGATGAGAAACATATTATCCGGATGAACTTTGAGTCATTTGAGTTCGATGAAATTACCAGTTACAAGGAACTCCATGCATACATTAAAGAGCGCATTATTGATACAAATAAAAAACATTATATTCTTCTTGATGAAGTCCAGCAGGTATCTTCATGGGAAAGGGTTATTAATTCTTTTCTTGTGGATGCCAATGTCGACATCTATATAACCGGGTCAAATGCATATCTATTATCTTCAGAACTTTCCACATTGCTGTCTGGCCGGTATGTTGAGATTAAAATGCAGCCTTTATCCTTTAAGGAGTATTTAGATTTCTTGGAATCAGACAAAGAAATGAGTCTCCAAGAGAAATTTAATCAATACCTTCAATACGGTGGACTTCCCACTGTAGTTGAACTATTAGACAGTCCAGATACAATCGGTCCTTTCCTGGAAGGCATATACAATACCGTGCTTATGAAGGACGTTATTGAAAGAAATGGCGTCAGGGATGCTGCCCTTCTTGAAAGTATTTTGAAATTTATAGCTGCCAATATCGGCAGCATAGTCTCTACTAAAAAAATAAGCGACTATTTAACCAGTAGTGGTAGGAAAACAACTAGTGATACGATTGATAATTATCTGAAGATGCTTGAAAATGCATTTATCATCTACAAGGCAAACCGCTACGACTTAAAAGGGAAGATGTTTCTAAAAACCCTTGAAAAGTATTACATCGTGGATATAGGTATCCGCAATAGGCTGACCGGCCTACGTAACACAGACTATGGTCATGTTTTAGAAAACATCGTTTTTCTAGAACTATTAAGACGGGGCTATGAGGTGACTATTGGAAAAATCGGTTCCTTAGAAGTTGATTTTGTCGCCTCAAAGACTAACGAAAAAATCTACTATCAAGTTTCAGCTACAATCATGGATGAGAAAACAAGAGAGCGAGAACTTAGACCCCTAGAATCCATCTCTGATAACTATCCAAAATTCATACTCACCATGGACCAAACACCATTCAATGATTTCGCAGGAATTAAAGTGATCAATATCATCGATTTCTTACTTGAGTAGTTTTAGCCCCTTAATCGGGGCTTTTTCAATTAGTCATATTTCATATAAGCATCAAATCCTGCCTTCTTTAGACGGGCCATGAGGGCCTCTGCATTCTTCTTATCATTGAAGGCTCCCACCTGTACCCGGTAGTATTTTTTACCGGATTCCCTCTCCGGTTCTACCTCCACACCAGCACTGACCATCTCAAGGTTGTCTTTATCAACCCAAGTCATGATGCCAGCTTTTTCATCCATGGTGCCTTTCAGAATGGTTTTGCCTAGAAGAACGCATTCTTTGCCACCCTTGATCACAGGCTTTCCATTAAACACATCCTGGGTGATCAGATGATAATTCCACTTCACCCAGTTTGGAATAATTGGACCACCAGGATAATAGGTTCTAGCTGATGCTTTGATTTCAATGATATCCCCCGCTTCAAAACCCTCTCTACTTTCATTTGCTTTCTCAAGTTCCTTCTTTACTGTAGCCCTAAATGTATCCATACTCTCCCCATGCTTTGGAAACCAATGCCCTACATCGGAGTGGTTTGATGCGATCCCTTTCTTGTTTCCTTCCGCATGGCTGATGATCTCTTTTTCTGTCAGACCGTACTCTCTGCATAGGTAGACACAAAGGTTCACTGCATTCTGCCAAGCTTTTCTAAAGTAGGTTTCATTCTTTTTCACATCATAGCCCACCATGTTAGAACCACCTGAATAAGAAAACCCACTCGGCTCGCATATCTCAAAACCGATGTGGGTATCATTCGCTTTTCCTCCGGCATGCCAACCTCTATGATTCCAAGGCAGGTACTGCCAGATTTCCTTATCATCCAAAAAGGCATGAACACAGACTTGACGGTTAATTTCACCAGCCTTGTAAGATTTATTCCACCGAATAAACCAACCTGCTGCCATTACTCCCGGTGTGGCGGTGGAATGAACCATGATGCCTTTTGGTGTGATCTTTCTCCCGGCTGTATAACAGTCATTTCTGGTCATGTATTTTGTCTTTAAATTACTTAGTGCCATCCTTATCGCCTCCATCCTTTAGCTGCTCTAGGATGTCTTTGAGCTTCTCTGGGATAGGCAGTCCAAGTCTTGTTGCATTCTCAATGATACTGATTCCTTCATTGGATAAATAAAAGAAGATCACTGCGGTTCTAATGGCACTGCCATCTCCGATAATGTTCTGATCAATGATATGGGCCACACCTACAAGGGAGAAAATCACTACTTTCTTGAAAATCCCCTTAGCCCCTACATCGCTGGATAAGTGCTTTTCTAGCACAGCACACATGACTCCAAGCAAATAGTCGATCACCACGAAGGCAATCAAAGCATACAAAAACCCATCATAACCTCCCAAAAAGTAACCCAACCAACCGCCCACAGCTGCAAATATCATCTGAACAATGTTCCAAATGTCTCTCATTGTCATTCCCTCACTTTCATAAATTTGTGTAATCGGGTAGAGTTGGCGGTCCCTGACCGCTTCCCCCTCCCACAGCACCAGTACGTACCGTTCGGTATACGGCGCTTTCAATAGTTTACAAGCATAATTTTGTACGTTGATACTGCTTGCTGAACGACACATAACCTTTGAGTTCCAACACCTCATTCGTGAGTGTTTTATCCAGGATAGGGCTATTGGAGATTCTCCAGTAGCCTTTTCTGGTGTTCGCATATTCCCACGCTTTCGGCCTCGGAATTCCATGCAGCATGAGCTTCTTGAATCTGGTTCTGATTCGTTTCCACTGTTTCCAGTACCACATTCTGATTCTCCGTCTCATCCATTTGTCGATCTTTTCCAATGCGGACTTCGCGTCCGCAATTCGGTAGTAATTGACCCATCCCCTCAGCATGTAATTGAGCCTCTTTATTCTTGCTGTTTCTCCTATGCCGTCGCTTCTTCGGGTTCTTTCCTTTATCTTCTCCTTTAGTTTCTGTAGGGATTTCGGATGTATCCTGACCCCCGCCTTTTTCTTCTTCTGGTAGAAGCTGAACCCAAGAAATTTCACTTTCGTCATGTATACAGCCTGCGTCTTGTCTCTGTTCACCTTCAGATTCAGTTCTCTTTCGATGAAGTTCGAGACGCTTTCTTTGACTCTATTTGCTGCTTTACTTGTCTTGACGAATATCACAAGGTCATCAGCATACCTCACAAACCGGAGTCCTCTCTGTCCGAGTTCGACATCCAGTCTGTTCAGCATGATATTGCTCAGCAGTGGTGAAAGCGGGCCACCCTGGGGTACCCCCAGGTCCGTTTTCTCAAACTTCTGTTTCACCACCACACCTGCTTTCAGATATTTATGGATTAGGGATACTACTCTGCTGTCTTTCACTGTATCACTGATTATCTGTATCAGTCTGCTCTGGTTCACTGTGTCAAAGAACTTTTCCAGGTCCATGTCCACCACCCATTTGTAGCCGTCATCCAGATATTCCTTACAGCGTCTGATTGCTCCGTGTGCACTTCTCCCAGGTCTGTATCCAAAACTGTTTTCGGAGAACTGGGGTTCAAACAGTGGCGTAAGTTTGATGACCATCGCCTGCTGAATCATCCTGTCCACAACGGTTGGAATCCCAAGCTTGCGCTTGGAACCATCGTCTTTGGGAATTTCCACCCTTCTTACGGGGTGCGGTTTGTACTTGCCATTGAGAAGTGAGTTTCTGAGTTCTCCGCCATGCGCCAGTATGAACGCGTCCATTTCGGATACGCGCATCTTGTCTATTCCATGACTCCCTCTGTTCTTCTTCACTCTCTTTCTGGCCTCGTTCAGATTCTCCACGGAGATGATATCTCCGAGTAGTCCTTGTACAGTTATGCTGTTGGTGTCGATTCTCTCATTCATCTCCAGACTTCTATACACTTCCGCCTTACTTTCCTGTTCCACAGTATTCTCTTGCAGATAGTCTTCCATATGAAGTTGTCTGTACTCTGCAAAGTCCTGAGTAAATTTCAAGTTCTTCACCTCCTATGATTCAGTCCTTTCCTGGCGTGCGCCAGGTACTACGACCTCTGCTGACTTCTCACGACAAACCTTTTTCGACCATGTCGAGAAGTTCATCTCTTCCATGTCCGTGAGATCTCCCCGGGTAAGAGTGCACTCTTTCCTTCCATATATCTGCCACATTTACACTGAATCTTTTCGGATAGCTATCGGGCTTTGATTTGTTTAGCAATCTCACCCAGATTCATATGCCTGATGTGATTTCTGTACGTCAGACCGGAAGTTTGCCGCCGGCTTCCTTCAGCTGCACCTCGCGGTGTAAAGCCTTGCCTTGAGCTATGTGCTTGGCGCTATCAGCCCGCACTCGGGACTTTCACCCGCTAGATTGCACCCATGCCGGGCACACTATAAAAAGACGCCCGGTGAAGGACGTCATGGTTTTCATTAATACGGTGCGTAATACACATAGCCACTGGCTTTTGCATAAAACCCGTCTCCGGGAATATACATAGCACCATCAAAGGTGTCATACTGACTTGTTGTGAAACCCGGCTGCTCGACACCCTCCCAGTAAAGTCCATCATTGGAGACGCAGAGCATACTCTCTTTCAGAAGAGCAAACTTCCCCCAGTCCTCCATCCAAATGATGTTCCTTGGATTTGGGATGTTGTTGTTGGCCAGATCTCCTACCCATGATAGATTGGTCTCTGTAATCTGCGTGGCATCGTCATTCATGACACAGAGTTTCACATAGTAGGTGTAATCACCGCCCACATTGGTGTAGTTGAACTTCATCACAAAGAGGACATCATTTACAGACCGAATGAACATATACCGGGTATCGTTCACATCCTCAGGTATGGTCGTGGTCCAAAGACCGGGACTGGCTGAACTGGCTCTTGCGATGGATTTATCCCCACCAACCACACCGACAAAGTTTCCTTTATGGGTGGTCAGATATTTAAAGATGGGTACCGAGGTTCCATCAGATCCAACCAAGGTCCATGCAGTTCTTTCCTCAAGAGAATCAAAGCTGTAATAGACCGGAGACTTATAGTACCACCAGCTGACGATACCGGATCCTCTGGCCATATCATAAGCACCACAGGTCATGGCGTTATAGGCTCCCGGACAGTATCCAGCATTATGCCAAGTGATGCCATCAAAGGAAGCGATAACATTGGCAAGCCCTACGATTTTGGCAATAAAGACACCATCTGCTGCATAGAGGATCTCCGGCTGACCATAGCTCCACCAAGGAACACTGACAACCGTCCACTGCTTTGTGGTCTTATTCCAGTAGGACATATACGGAGTCTTTGCATAATAAACTGCGATCTGTGCATTGCCATTATCATAGATATTGATCTGCTTCTCACTGCCATATTGGGTATAGCCAAAGTTGTTATAATACTTCTTGGTCCAGTTCAAAGTGGGGATGGTGAAGAGGACCTCACCTCGTCCTCCGAAGGCTGTCCAGATGGCCAGTGTATTATTAAAAATATGATCATAGCTCATGGATTCAGCCCTCCTTTATACTTTTGTGACACTGGTGATTCGACCACCGCTATCCACGGTGTAGTTATATGTTGCTGTTGTTCCATCTGCATATTCAATATAAAAACTCATCATATCCACCGTTAAGGTGGACACTTCCTTTAAGAGAAGCTCAGAGAAAATGTTATCGAGGGTGATGCTTGTGATTCTTCCCCCGCTGTCTGTGGTGTACTGATACTGTGCGTGATATTGATGGGTATCGCCCTTTTCTACGGTGTAGGTCACATCAATGGTGGTTTCAGTCACAACCAAATTAGAGACAATGGTATAGGACACTCCCAGGTCATTCACCTGTGTTTGAATATCATCCACGGAGCTTCCCACATTATTTAAAGAACTTTCAATCCGGTAAAAGGTGTCTGAAATGCTGGGTCTATATTTCCCAACCTCCACCCGGATGTTGTAGCGATAGAACGGATTGTATTCCAGGGAGATGATTCTCGTCTTCACGTTGATTCCCAAGGGACTAAACACAATCTGCACATTATCGCCCACCGCAAGATTTAAAAGCTTAAAGAATGAGATGTCATAGGAAGAAGCATTCTCCCTGGAATCATGGGATACCGCCACATTGGTGACATTCTTTGAATCCATCACCGGGATATAATCAGTACTTCCCCTATGACTTCGGATGTTGATGTTGTAACCGTCATATTCTATCTCTCCACCAAGGATGGCAATGTACTGCATAAGTGCAGCCCTTCTTGAGACCTCCTGATTGATCTTCATGGTGACACTTTCTGTGTAGTCAACAACCCCCGCATTAAAAGGAGTTCCTGAAAGAACTTGAGCAAGTCCCGCTGATGGATCCCCGGTGAAATCAAACTCTGTGATGTTATACATCTCATGGTTAAGTAGGTAAGATACATGCTCGCAGATCACGGAACAGATAGGAAGGCTGCCCTGAAGACTCTTTGATATTTGTACGATTTCAAAATACTGATCATCCAGCTTTGCGATCTGTTTTACCTTAAGAGCTAACGCCGATTTCGCAAGAACTGTAAATGAAAGGGTGTACTCCCCTTCCAAAGTTTCTCTAACATTAGAACTCATAACTTTTTTGATGCTTTGAAGCAAAGTACTACCTGCATAGATTTCAATCAAGGCTCACCCCTCCTCTCTGTTTTAACTTCCTGCCACTCCGAGGTTTCTGACGGTGACGGTGTTCTGGTTCCACTGCAATTGCGCAATGACACGGGTTAAGATATTGCCATCGATGGTTAGTGGAATGGTTACATCAAAGACTGCACCTTCAGATCCACCGAGACTTCCAGAAACTTGAGAGTTTAGATCGAGGTCAAAGTCTGTAGGAATAGCGCCTTGAATGTCTTTTTCAACCCCGCTCATGGCCTCAGTGAATCCTTCTCCGATACCTTCACTCATGTTGGCACCAATACCGGCGAACACTTTAGAAGGTGAACGGATTCCAAGAACGCCTTTAACACCTTTGACAATGCCGCTGACCATGCTGTCGACTTTTCCTTTAAGCCACCCTATCATGGATGAAATACCATCCCATAGACCTCTTGCGATGTTTCGTCCCACATCCATCATGGATGGGATAGCCCTTCCAAGGCCTGTCACGATGGCAGTGATTATTTGTGGGAGCTGACCGACAAGTTGAGGGATGGCTCTGATCAGTCCTGCCGCCAGTTGGATCGTCAGCTGAATGCCCATCTCAATTATCTTAGGTAGATTATTTGTGATGAAGGTAATGATACTATTGATGATTTGAGGCAGGGCATCTATTAGCTTCGGCAGTGAATTAAGTAGACCTTGAGCGAGTCCGCTTATGATCTGAAAAGCTGCATCCAGCACCAAATCTAGATTATTAATCAACGTCTGGGCAATAAGAATAACCGCTTCTACAATGGAAGGAACCAGCTCCGGAAGGGCTTCACCAAGACCCGTGGCAAGGGTTACAATCATCACAAGTGCTGCTTCTACAAGTGCTGGTAAATTGGCGATAATACCATCCACCAAAGTAAGAACCAGTTGAAGTGCCCCTTCTGTAATTTGCGGCAGTGCTTCTATAAGTCCTCCCACAATGGTCATAATAATATTGGTGGCGGCTTCAATGAGCGTTGGCAAGTTATCAAGAATACCATTTACAAGAGCAAGAACGAGATCCGGTGCAACCTCA